GGCCAGTTAGCAAGCGTGTTTCCAAGCGTGCTGGAGACATATCTGACGTAAAGCGTGTCAGCGTTAGCAAGCCAATAACCTTCTTGATCTTGGTAGTTTCTCAACGGTGGATCAAGCGTCTCAGAGGTGGACATCCAAGTTGTTCTTACCCAATCGGTAGGCTTGGGGAAGGCTGACTGATAGCCAAAGGCTGGAACAACGTATGTATCAGCCGTTATCTCAGATACGCGCGTCGCCCAATTCCAGCTGCCTGCGCGTAAGCAAAGAAGTAAAGTGTCAGCATACTCGTCATCAAGATAGCGCCGACACTCTCTGTTTTCAGCCAAAGACGCCAGCTTACGCTCTCCAATGTGGCGTAGTGCCTTGTTGTAAAGTTGAAGCTGTGTCGTTTGTGCTGTCATGATTAGGCCGCCATCGCTTTCACATGGGATTTGATATAATCAATCGCCTGCTCACGCGTCTCAAAGCTGTCCTTAATGATCTGATTGTCAGATAATCGAACAACTGAGAATTTGCGGTGCGGGCCTTTCCAAGAGGCTTCAAACTCTGGAGAGCCAAGAGCTATTGCTACAGGCTCAAGGTCGATCTTGCGGAGCAGGGCCATTTTCGCCCAATTGCGTCCAGCTGCTCGGACGTAGAGCTCAGCAAAATAACTGCCGTCTTCGGCGTGAATTTCTACAAGATCGCCTGGCTTAAACTTATGTCCAACCAGCGACCAAAAGTCGTCTTTAAGTATGTCTTCAAACTTTGTGCCGTCCTCAGGAACAACATGATGAGCCTGACGTGCGTAATCAACAAAATTGATCCGCGACTCTCGGATCATAGGAACACCAGCAGTTTGCATGTGCCACTCCAAAAAAGATGGGGGCCACGATAGCCCCCATCAAACGCTTGCTTAGACTACGGTAGCGCCGCTTGACGTTACTGCTGAAACAACAGTCAACGTGCCAAGTGGAGTCGCCGTGTCAGAGACAAGAACGAAATCGCCAACGATCATGCCAAGAGCTAAACCATTGGTGAAATATGCTGAGCCCTTAACAGTAGCGACTGCATCAGCGGATTTATAAACCCAAACTGCCGGAGCGTTTCCATCAAGAGCGCCTACCGTCACTCGGACGGGTGGATTAGAAGTTGAATAAGCCATTTGGCTTTCCTTTCATGAAGAGAGAAGAAAAAAGGCCCTGGTTTTATCCAGAGCCTATTGATTAATACGCAGAGCCGTCGTGACGAACTTCAACGACACCCTTCGTCTGCAACAGCTTCGATCCCATGAAGATCGTGCTGCGAGCGAAGTAGTAATCGTCTTCTTCGTTGTAACCGGCTTTGACATCCATCTCGCCAGTATTGACCGCATGGCCGATAGCTGACTTGTGGAAGGCGTAGCACTTCTCTGTAGCGGTAGCCGCACCGGAAAGGCGTGGATGCCAAATCCAGTTGAAGCCGGCCCAACGCTCGATCTTCTTCATGCCAGGAGCGCCAGTGATGAACGGAAGGTTCATGTCAACCCAATCGCGGCTGCCGAACTCTTTCGTCTGCATCAGGTAAGCGCGGAACGCAGGCGACGCAACGAAGAACATATTTTCTTCTTCGTCCACGTTGACTTCGTTCTTGCCGAGGATTGCCTGAGCTTTCATAACAAGCGCCAGCGAAGCCGTGGTGGATGAGCCGGTGTTGTTTGTAGCGTTAGCAAGCTCACCAAGAATGTCCTGGTCGATCTTACGGTTCATGACCTTAATGGTGGTTTCCTGCATAATGCGGCGACCATCACCTTGCGAACCGAAGATGTTGAAGCCTGTGCGGCGTGGCTTGTCGTGCCATTCCTGCAACGTAGCCGTGTATTGGTTGAGGTTGTCAGCGCGACCTGGGATCAAGCCGTTGACGCCGCGCGTAACAGCCGAAGCGTTACCGGAGTCAGCGACAAGGAAGACCGCCTGATTGCCTTTAATGACCGCTTCCGTCGTAGCAGACGCGCGGAGGAGTGACTGGCCCTGTTCAAAACCAGCGATAAACTCCTGTCGATACTGTGTTTGAAAAGCTGTACTAGCCATGTTGAAGCACCTTTCAAGGTTGGAAAGACGCTCCGATCTGGTTGTCCGAAGGCGCGCGTTAGCGGGTTGCCCCCGACCTTAAGTCGAGGAGCCGCCTATCGCCCTTCGGGGCATCTCGATAGCGTGAATGTTTGTCCCTGATGGGACGGTTAAGCCGCGCGACCTTTCGAGCGACCAGCATCGCGAGCATCTAAGAGCTCACGATAGCGTTCTTGCTTAGCGGAATCCTTGAACCACTCTTGACGGTTCTCCCGCATAAATTTCTCTAATGATGTCAGCTCGTCATCCGTAGTGCTGAAGCCTGTTCCTGGGACAACGGTTGCTGACGGATTTGCGTCTCTAGCAAGAGAAGCAAAGATCTTGAGCATGGTAGGATTATCTCCCCAACGCTTGCCATCTGGCGTTCGGGATGCAAGCATCTGCGACACAACATCTTCCGGCGCATGAGCTGCCAAAGTGTTTTTAATCGCGTTAATGTTGCGACGATATTCCTGACCCCATTCAGCGCGAAGCTCGTCTTCGCCTTGCTGATGGTTTCTTGAATCGAACTCCTCAATAACCGCCATGTTTCTCTGCTGAGTAGCCGCATAAAAAGCCGCGACTTTTTCAGCATATTGCTGCGGTATATTGTTTTCTAATGCGTAAGTAGCAAAGCTATCGAGCACAGGGCGATCTTCGTCTGACCACTGATGTCCGATGTCGAACTTATATCCATTTGGATCTGTCGGAACGCCATTCTCAGCGCGCCAGGCGTTTAATTCTTCTGGCGACGGATTGTCAGGCAAAGTAGATCTAAGGTTGCCTGACGAAAGGCGCTGCTGCGCGTCACGATAAGCTTTTGCTAAATCGCTTGGACTATTAAAGCGATCCAGTGTTTTTAAATAACTTTTATCTTCGCCGGCAAGCTTAATACGCCAATCTTCCGGCCAATCAGCCGGAGCAGCAACAGGCTTGTCAGCGGCGTCACTGTCAATCAGCGTGCCTTTATTTGAGGCTCCAGAATCAGAAACGGCGCTGTCCTTTATGGAAGCGCCGTCATCAAGAGCCATACCGCCTGTGTCTGCTAAATCATCACTCATTCGACTTGTCCTCTAGGGAGGCGGTCGGCAGATTGATGGTTGCAACTATTTCTAGCCCGACAAAACGCTTGCCAGCCGCAAAGGTGGAGTCACGTTCGCTGTCAGGATAAAAGGTCGTGTCACGCACGCCGCACGCCACATTAAGAATCCAATTAAGGGCGCGTTTCTGTTGCCCTTCATTGGCTTCGCCAGCCGCGAGCGCCTTAAGCGCATACACGTCTGCTTTATCGCAGGGGGATGGTTTCCACGGCCTGCGATCCGAAGATCGTTGTCTTATTGCCATTGTGCCTTATGACCGCTTATACGCGCGGCGTTAGAGCATCGTTGAATTTCTTGGCAGCGCCGCCAGCCTGATCGGCAATTTGAGCGCCCGCCATAAGTTGTTGCATCTGAGCTTGCTGTGCTGCTTGCTCAGCTTGAGCTTGTTGAGCCTCTGCTTTTTTCTGAGCAGCGACATTCTCATCCAAGAACCAAGCAGCCGGTGCGCCAGCTCCTTCAGCCGCGTCACGGAAGGCGCGGTCGAAGTCAACGTCATGAACAACCATTGGATCAAGTCCAGCAGCTGTCTGTAGAAGTTGAGCTGTCTGCATAAACGCTTGGCTGTTAGCGCGCGTCTGAGCTGCCTGTAATGGGCTCTCAAACGTAAAGCGCACTCTCTGACCAGAAAGAGCAGGAGGCATATTCCAGCCGTCTCCAAAAGCTCCGTTGCGAAGAAGAAGATCAAACGTCTTGTCGCAAAGAGCGCCGTTATATTCGGTTTCCATTGGCTCAAAGAGGGGCAGGGCGCGACGAATATATTCTTCGACGCGTTTCTGCGTTTCAAAGGCTGTCATATCGCCTTTGAGCTCTGGCAGCTGGATTTGGTTAAGGTAGAAAGCTTCTTGAATAAGCTCTCTTACCTTTGCCTCTCTAGTGTCGCCCCATTGGAACCCTGTTTTGTCGATAGGCAGCGGGCGTAAAGCTTCGCCTGTCTTCTCGTCATACTCGGCGTCAACGTAGGTAATGCCGCCAGCAAAGAGATTAACGCCGCCTTGGATCGCATCGCCGACAGCAAGCATCGGAGGATCAACTGCTTTCTGACCAGCCTCCATAAGCGTCAGCGTCATTTGCTGAAGCATACGGGCGTCTGAAATAGCGATTACAGTTGCGGGCGAATACGCATATTGCGACCCAGAAACCGTCTGCCACCTGGGGATAATATAACTATTATCCGCAACCGGGACTTCCTCCAACACAGTCTCGTTGTCGGTGTCGATATATATAGAAATGAACGGGAACTTGTTTCGTTTGCCATAGTCATAATCAGCCGCCGGCATAATAATGTGCTGACACTTAACTTCTTCAAAAGGCGATTTCTCAACCTTCTGATGAACTTTAGGATCAACCGTTTTTGGAAACAGCTGACAGAGCTGACGGGCAGTTGGCTGCCATTTACGATGAACGCGATCTACCTCAAGATGATAGTTCTCAGCCCAGGCGACATCGCGTAAATGCCAGCAACGATAAAGCAAACCGTCAAGGTTCTGATTGAGCTCTACCTGTAAGACAGCCTGACCGAAGGCGGCAAAATCATGGTCGCCTTCGCGTGTCGCCCTGACAAAGCCAGAGCGCGTGTCATACATTTTAAGGCGCATAATCTCACTCGCCCAATCCAGCCACTGACGCGAAGAAGGGTCGCGATTAATGGCGTCAATCGGGGTGCGAGCATGAAACCAAGGCTGCGTTCTGGGGCGAAGCATTGCGCCTATCTGATTAGCCAAATCGCGCCGACACATAGACGGAACGCCTGTCATCAAATGAGCAGCAAACTCTTGACCGATAGAACGAGTGGTCGTGAAATCCGCGCGCTCGACATAGAAATTCTCGGCTATGGACTGCCATAAGCTGACAATTTGTATGCGAGAGCTAAAAAGGCGTTCGCCTTGCTGGATTAGCTCTTTCACTCTGGTTTTCACGGCTGCGCTTGTCCTCTAGCTGGAGTTGATAGCGCCTTTTCTATAGGCCAGCCGCGATGAAGACGGGTGTAAACAGTTTTCCTGTTTAACCGCGTTTTATCTACTGCCTGCGCTATTGTAAGACGAACGCCATCGACAACACACATACGATTTGATCTTGTGTTGTTGTTTTGCTCTTTTAATGTCGCCCATCTACAATTTTCTGGTGTATAGCCAAGACTATTATTAATTCTATCTAGTGAGTGCGCGGAAGACGGACGTTCACCCATATCCGCAAGAAATAGCTGGAAATCAGATTTCCACCTATCGCAAACAGATATTCCACGGGCGCCATAGTTTTTGTATTGCTGATGATTTACGTTGCTACAACGTGAAATCATTTGCCCCCAAGCTTGATACTCGGGGGTTTGAGCTATGGCGTGACCATGTTTACGAGGGCTCATATTTAGCCGCCTAGCGTGGTGCCAGTGAAGGTATTATTCGCAGGGGAAGCAGTAGCTGTCTGCGTAGCAGCGCCGGCATCGCCAGGCGTAAGCTTGGCCTTACGGCGACGATCACGCTCTTCTTGCGTCAAGCCTTTTTCAGCTGTTTCTTCGCCGCCAAGAATACTTGCTTCTTGACCGCGCAGCTTAGCGTTAAACGCGTTACGAGCTGCCTCCATCGCTTGTGGCGAAGGCATATACTGCGTAGGCGTAGCAGCCGAAGGCGTAGCCGCCTGAGGGGTAGGTGGCGTATAAGACGCCGCCGCAGCCGCGGCCTGCTGTTGAGCTGCTGCTTGTTGCTGAGCCGCCGCCTGTGCGTTTTGAATTGCAGCAATTTGCATTAGCTGCGTAGCTTGTGAAGCTCCTCCACCACCACCTTTACCCATAATCAGTTCCTTTCAAGGTCAAGTTGAAACGCGATATATTTCGGCTTGAAGCCGTATGCAGGGATGCGTTTGACAAAGCCTTTTCTGGCTATTGTCGTCATCGCCGTGCAGCCATTCTCCAAGGCAAACTGTTTTGCTTGCGGTAGGAGCTTTTCGCAGATTGAATTAAAATTGCCCGCCGCAATGAATATGTGGAGCTTCTTGCAGCGTGGATAAGGAATAAGCTCAGTAACGGCACAACAATCATCAGCGTGCCAATATTGAAATTGTCCATTGGCTATCCCCGCTTCTATATCGTCAATTGTATGAGTGCTGCCGCCGCTAATTATTGCCTTGTCGAAAAGCTGCCTAAGCTTGTTTGCCAATTAACGCGGCTTTCTTTTTAGACTTGCATAGCCAAGATTTGCAGTCGAAGGTCTTTCTGTCCAAGCCTTCGTCCGTTTCTTGACAGCAATCTCACCCTGGCTAAGCGCCATAACAACCGCATCGCCCTTGTCAGTGGATCTGCCAAGACGCTTGCGAATATCTTCTTTTGACTCGATCAAAATCCCAGAGCTGCTAAGGCTCCATGTAGGAGCGCACAAGTCAGCGCGTAGATCAGGATCATGCGGTATTGCAATTTTAGAACCGCCTTCTTGATCTGGATTAAGCGCCTCTCTAAAACGCCACCAAGCTTCAGCACGTTTA